AGATAGTTCAATTTCAGAGTTGGTGATTTCGATAAGTACTTCAGGGCGGTCGGTTGCATAACCGTTGAAAAACCTAATAGCGTCATACTTTACTGGTTGCAGCCACTGGTCTTCATCTTCAGCATCTGGATTTTGGATAATGTACTTATCGGCATTCTTTGGTCGAATTTCTCGATACTCTTTTGTTTTTGTCCCTAATAGAATATCTTCTAAATAAGGGCGTTTGATTTGTAATGTTAATATTTTCATATAGCAATATTTTATTAGTTGCGGGGGCTGGACTCGAACCAGCGACCTCGTGCAAGTTAAACACGCAAGCTAGCCAACTGCTCTACCCCGCTGGTAGGGCAAAGATACAACGGCTGCTGCTATATTACTTATTATTGGTTTGACATTTTTTTGACATTTTTTGCGTGGTGCAAATATAGTGATTTTATGCGATACTCACAAGGTTAAACTTCTTAAAACAGCGATACTCGTGGCATTCGGTGTCAAAGTATATTTGTGCGGTGTCATTGCTTTTGCGTTATGCTGGGTAGGAGGTAGCAAATCGGGGCGTAATGTACCCCACGCTTCACGGGTTGTGCCGTCTACTTTTTGAAAGTAGAAGCGTATGATTTGGCTGCTCATTTTGCTTTTGAGTTTGATATTTGCCCACGCTTTTTTGAGGCATTCGCTGAATGATAACCCTGTTTGGCGTGCAAACTGCCAAGCGAGGGTAAAAACGTTCTTTTTGTCGGTATTTTTCATTTTGATAGTGTTTTAATATTATTTTTGAGCCCTTGCCAGCAGCGAACTGGGTAACCTCTTAAAGGTTCAAGGGCGGGTGTTATAGTGTGTCAGTGTAGTTTGTGTAATTGCATATTAATTTATTCATTTCTTGCGCATCAACAAGCCAGTAAGGTATATAGCTGCTACCATCTACCTCTATAGGTAACCCCATAGATGAGAAGTATATACTGTGTTGTTCAGCTACTACGGGCATTATTTTGTATATAAAGTCATTCAGTTCTTTTTCGTCTTCAATGCGTGGGACTGTATAACAATTGCGATATTCGTCTTTTAAGTGGCTTAACCCGTCGTTATCATCATAATAGTAGGTGTTTTCATTGTAGCATTTAAGTAAGTGCTCAAATAGATAATCTTCAGCCCTTGCAAGTGTGCGCTGTAGTTCGTGGTGCAATGGGTGGTCGATGTCTTTGAATATAGTATCTAATTCTTTGTAAGTGTAAGTGTTTAATGTTACTGATTTCATTTTGATATAGGTATTAAGGTTATTAATTATTTTTTAGTGTGTAGTGTAATACGGTTGCTTTGTGTATGGTTTTAGCATTGTTGTAGGTAGATGATTTGCTTTCTTTGATGATATCAAAAGTGTGTTTGTCAGTTACACTGGTGATATATGTTTTTGCAGCTTTATCAAAGTAGGTACTGATAATATAGCGGTCGTTTATGGTGTCGTGTAGTGCTTTCATTTGCTTTTGAGGTTTTAAAGGTTAAATATAGATTTTTCTAACAAGCCCTTTACCATAGGCGTTCACATATGAAGAACCAGCACTTTTTGACCAGTATTCATAATGAGATTTTTTTTCTTCAAGTTCAGCTTGTGCAAGGGCTTCAGTTTTGAAGGTTTTGCTCAGCTTGTTGTAGCCGCTGATAATAGCGTACCCACCTCTTACTTTGGCTACTTTTAGAGTTATATCAAAGTTGATTTCTGATAGTGTTTTAATGGTTGTCATAGTGATATGTATTTAAAAGGTTATTACTAATATATTGAGCCTTTTTGCGCCTTGCTCAGGGCGTTGTGATTAGTTGTTTAACGAATGAACATCGTAACGTGCGCAAGTGTATTTTTCTTCAAGTTTTTCAAGTGCTTTTGGGGTTACAAAGTAGATGCCTTCAGTATATGATTTTTTTATACCACGCCCTTTGAGTTCTAACTTAGTGCGTACTTCATAATTATTATAGCACCATTCGTAATATACTTGTATCTCTTGTTGTTTGTTTAATGCTTTCATTTTGATATTGATTTAAAAGGTTATTAAATTGAGTCTGATTGCCTTACCACGCCCAAAATGAATAATCGTGTGCAAAACCTATTTTTGATGCCCTGCCATTGGGGTAGAAAATAACGTTCTTAACGTATTTTACTTTTTTAGTTTCATAGCAGTTGTAAATATCTGTTAGTTCTTTGCGTGCTTTTGATTTCAGGGCCTTTGACCATTGTTGTAATTTTGTAGCCATTGTTTTGTTTTTTTTAGAATGTTAAACTGTCTTTTATCTTTTTTAGTGCTGCTTTGAACTCTTTTTGAGTGCAAGATGTATAATGTTCATTATATCTTTCAATTGTGAATATAGGGTGGTTTTTTTTAACTGAAAAAGTTAATACCTCGCCTTCTTCATAAGTTATAACTATATAGTTACAGTAGCCTTTTCTACCTTCTGAAAGTATTTCTACATAAACTGTAGTGGTTTCAGAATTTTCTTTGTAAATGTTACCTGCTTTGAGGTTTTTTAATTCTAATGCTTTCATACTATTAATGTGTTTAATGTTATTACTTGTTCTATCATTTTGACGGTGCAAAGGTATATACATTTTACTATACTTGCAAGTTTTTAATGTTAAACTTTTGTTAAATGTGTAGTTGCTTGTATATACCTTTGAAAAACATTTGTACTTTTGCTGCGGAATATAATACTTAACATTATGGCACGTAGAAAAGACAAATCATTAAACATTAGAGTGTCGGATAGTTTCATTACTCTCCTTAAAGAATTAGCGGACAAAAAAGGAATGTCGCAAGCGAACCTTATTGAGTACCTCGTACGCAAGGAGGCTGATAGTATGCAGCTAAAAGAACGTTTTGAGCAGGATCATCCAAAAGAGGGTGAAGAATAATTGTGAGGAAAATTTTCTGCACTATAATTGTATTTTTAAACTATATTTGTACCTTTGCGGAAAATTTTCGTCAATCTATGAATAACTATAACCAGCAAATGAGTAAGGTCTTAGATATTGATTATCCTTTGACTGATTTTTACAACTATTCATTAAAAGAGCTGTATAATAATAAAAAAGCTATTTTAGGGCTCTCTGATAGGCAAATACAAAAGATTTTAGGAATTGACAATAAGACTTTAACGCCTATACTTGAAGGAACTGCAAAACAGATTAATTTTACTAATATTATCAAATTGTCTCACTTCTTAGGTATAACAGTAGACGATTTGACAAGGTTGTATTTGCCAGATATGAATGCTTCGCAAATAGGTGAAATACAACGTGCTAAAGAGGCAGGATATATAGTTGAGAATTTCGATGTAGGAACACTTACAAAGATGAAATTCTTTAAATCTGATGACCATTCGAAGGATTTATCTCAAAAGATAATGAATTTCTTTCATTTAGATAGTATTTATGATTATTCGGATAACGTTCCTTTTTCTGCTTTTAGTAGTACCAAGCGTGATGCAAGTGAGCTTATGCGTAGGTTTTGGGTACAATCGGCTTTTATTCAATTTAAGATGATTGATAACCCTAATGTGTATGATAGAATGGCTTTAAAAGAACTTATTCCTAAGATACGCCCTTATACTCGTAATGTGAAAACAGGGCTTATAACTGTTATGAGGGCTTTGTATAGAGTAGGGGTTACTGTTATCTATCAGCCGAGTATTGAAAAGTTGCAAGTAAGAGGGGCTACAATGGCTGTAAATGGGAAGCCTTGTATAGTGTTATCGGATTTTCAAAAGAATTATCCTACTTTGTGGTTTACTTTGCTGCACGAACTTCACCACGTATTGTTTGATTTTGAGGAGATAGAAAAGCGAACTTATCATATTAGCAGTGGTGAGGGTGATTTGTTTCTGATGGACGAGGAAAAGGCTGATAGCTTTGCTAAAGATTATCTTTTAAATGAAAGTAGATTGAATTATGCAACTGCCTATATCAATTCTCCTTATCAAATAGAAAAATTAGCAAGTCAGTGGGGGGTACATTCTTCAATTATTTATGCTATTTATTGTTTTGCGACAAAAGAATGGGCATTTTATAATAAATATATTCCTAAAATGAAAGAGGCTTTAGAGTTGATTAATACTCACCCTTTTGAAAGGAGTTCACTATTAGAAGTTGTAAAAGAATTAAAAGAAACTATATACGTATAACCATGGAAAATAAAGATTATAGTACTGAAAAACAAGTACAACAAGATGAATTGCTGAAAAAACAGCAAGAACAGGAGTATGAAAGATTACAAATGCTAATGGAAGCTGACAAAGTTAAAGAGGAAAGTTTTGATTTTGATTTAAATGGTGATGTTGTACTTAAAAATGAGATTGCTAGTTTAGTTTTGGAGCAAATAGATAATCCAAGAGAGAAGTATGAGCTATATTATAATGTGGTAAATAGATTGCTTAAAAAGCATTTGCCTAAAGGGAAACAGTTTGAAAAAGAGAGAAATTTTATCTATGAGGAAAAGAATATTTTCTTAACTCGTGGGCATAGAAAGAACGATAAAGGGATACGTGGGGCTGATGGTAGAATGGCTTTTACTGGTGATATTAATCAACTTGTGAACGTAATAACAGATTGGATTACAAGTAAAGGGGGTATGTTTGAATTGTATTCTAAGTTGTTGGAGTTGAATAAGGCAAAAGGGTATGATAAATAAAAACTACCGCCCCATAGGTGAGGCGGTAGCAAATTGAAAAAACATTAATAAATGAAAGAAATACTATAAGGAACTAATCAGGAATGCTCGTCTTTATTGATGAGGGTTATCAGTACCGCTTCGGCTTCCTTGAAGCTGTTGTGGTACTGTGTGTTTTTATCTGCAAGCGAATGCTGGTGGAGGTAATAGGTTACACTGGTACGGGATACACGTAGATAGTTAGCTAAATCCTCTTGTGTGCAGCGAAAATGCTTCTTTGCTAATCCGCAAAATAGTTTCTTTATATCGGATTGGCTGAAATGATGCGCTTCTGTAACTGTTTCGAGGGCTTTTTTTATCTTATCTAACATAGGATTAGGTTTTATGGTTAAATCTTTTTAGGTAACTTTTCTATTTTAGGTGCAAAATAATCACCAACGCTAATGTAATTTTCTACTACTTTCTGAAACTCCTCAAAGGTGTAGCATACAGCGTAGGTATGCCCCAGTGCGATGACTTTCTTCTGAAAGTCTTTTTGGTTTTGCGTTTGGCGATTGCCTTTTACTTTCATTTCGATATAGAGGCTTTTGCCTTGTGTCAGGAGTACTACCAAGTCGGCTACCCCTGCCAGTACGCCCTCTGCCTTGAGGCGTTGTGCTTCACGAACATTGCGACTGCCTCCATTAGGAACGGCGTATATAACGAGGTGTGGGTATTGGTATCTAAACCAGCGCACGCAGGCGGTTTGTAGGGTGCTTTCTTGGTGTTTCATAGGGTTTATTTTGTTTCAAATATTTCTTTTAACACTTCAGTAGGATAACTCTTAACGAAGCCGTATTTGGCATCATATTCGTTGCCCATAGGTATATCTCTTTGTACGCATATTTTTGCGGCTTTTCTCCCTAATGATATAGCTAACTGCAAGGGCACTCTTTTGCCTATGATATTGCTATATCCTGATATGGTAAAATAGTCTTCGTTTTTGGTGGTGATTTTAGCTTCTATCTTGGTGAGACGCTCATTTTGCAAGGCTATTTGCTCAGCTTGTGCTTGTTGTGCTTTTTCTAAGGCTATCATTCCTTGTGCTTGAGCCATTAGTATTTCTCCTGCTGTCATTGGTTTGTTTGCTTCCTCAAAGCGTTCCAACCACGCTACTACACGCTTACGAACAAATTTACTTTCACGAAGTAGCACTTGCTTCCCTTGTGTGATAGAGAGTTCAAACATAGGTTGTTCTCTGTTCCATTGGTCTTTATAATAGGTCGGCAAAATTTTTTGCTGACCTATTTCTTCTTCAAATTCGTCTCGGATAATAGCCAGCATAGTCTTATGTTGTAGTTCCGTTTCCTTACCTTCTTCTTTTCTGAAAAGGTTGATTTGCTCCACAAGTTCGAGGCTTGTAATGGTCTTTTTGGGTGTAATTCCTTGTGATGAGAGTATTAGGGTATTCATTATAATTTATTGTTTTACTATTTCGGCTGCAAAGATACGAAAAACTTTAAATAATTCCTGCAAAAAATTGATATAATTATTTGTGTACCAGCATTTTGCATAGTCATTTTACATAGTCATTTTGACGGGGCAAAACGGCTGTTAATATGAAAGCCGTTAGTGTGATACTAACGGCTTCCTGTTAAAGTGTTGTGTGCTGCTTCTATACCTCTAAGTTCTCAATGCAACGAAGTTTTTCGATGTAAAAGGCTCTGATATTCTGATAGTCATCGTCTGTGAACTTGTTGTCTCTGAGCCTCATTCGCTTGTGTGTAGCAGCTGATGTACTCTTCTGAATGGCACGTGCTACCTTGCTATCGGATAGTTCTAATAGCTGAATGATGTGTATTACTTTGTCGTGTGGTGTCATAGTTATTGTTGTTGTTTTGCTAAGTTATTAATATACCATTGCCACGCTTCATCTAAGAATTGCGTTTCGGATATCTCTGGAGATAAGATACCTCCTGTTTGCTGTATATTATTTTGCAGTACTACCAATCTGAATTGCTCATTATCATTGTAGTTGTATAACTTCTGTGGCTTGCTTCGTAATTCATTATTGAGAATTACCTGCTGTGTGCGCTCTCTAATTATCAATACCAATGATAAGTAGTGAGGTGAATAGATGTAATGAAATCCGCTTGGCATCTGTGTAGGCTCTATTGCCAACAAGAATTTAGGCATTTTTAATTCGAAAAGTTTGCTGTTATCCATATTATTTTGTATGTTTGCCCCTCATTTCTAAGGGTGTTAAACCGTTAGAATTGTTTTAATTTTACAAGTAAGCCCCTAATGTAGTGTTAGGGGCTTATTTTTATCTTATAACTCTGTATTTTGGTAAAAAGCTACGACTGCCACCTACTTTGAATTTACTAACCATTTCACCGAAATAGTTTATAGGCTCGTCGAGAGTGATGGTGGTAACATTACGACCTTCGTTGTCGTACTGGTGTGCATTATAACCTACAGACATCTTAGGTAACTGCCATACCCCCCAATTCATAGAGTTAAGATACTTCAATATTCTACTGAGGTTATTTACATTAGCCTCGAATACCTTACCCTCTTTAATTTCATTTTCGAGAGTGCGAAAATCAGCTTCTAAATCTTGCTTTTCTTTCTCATTCTGAATTTTCTTTGCTTCGTGTTTTCTCTTGCAGAAATTGCAGAATTTAGTGTACGCTTCTTTTAGATTTTCGTTGGTAATTTCACCCTCTACATCGATGAATGTTACAAAATATGGGGTTTCGGTAAAATTTTTCGTATCTACCTTTTCAAAAGGTACTTGATTAACTTGTGGGTAACCCTGCTCTTTCTTTTGAAAAGTAGCATTATCAGCTACGATGTAAGTGTAGCGTTTTGTGGTGTAAAAATCGAATTTCATAGTTCTAATTGTTTAAATTGTTATTACTTGTTTTAATTTTACGCTGCAAAGATAATACAAGTATTTTAATTACGCAAGTATTTTGCTTGATTTTTTATGTTTTATTTTGTTTAAAATGTAACAATAATTTGTAAGTATATATTTATTAGATAGTTATGCGATTATTTTTTTTGCAATAAAAAAGGCAAAAAGTAGTGTTATACCCTTTGCCTTGGTGATTATTCTGTATCATACTCTATAGGCCGCTCTATCTCGTACATTATAGGCATTCCTATTTTGGTAGCGATATAATACTCGATACGTGCGCCCTTACTGTCTTGCCAGCCTTGTAGCATATAGATAGCCTTGCATTGTAGCAGGTCGGCAATATCTTTAAGCATATGCGCTTCCCAGCTGTCGTGCTCTGAAAGTCCGTTTTCTAAAGGGTTTACGGGTTCAACGCCTATTCTTTTCATTGCTTTGGCTACGGCTGCAAAGCGTTTGCGGGTTTCGGTGAGGTTAGTGCCTGATATTTTACCTGATATATAGATTTTCATTTTAATTCTAATATTTTAAGGTTCTTCTTCATCATCAGGTTCTTCTTCTGAAAATTCTAAGCTGTCAATCATAAAGATATAACGAGAAGGGTCTCCACTATAACCCACATCAGCAATGAGTTCTATAGCCTCTTCATACGGGTGACCATCCACAGGGTCATCGTCCTCACTGTACTCCACATCTTTATCGTACATCGCTTGTAATTGTTTTGCTACTTTTTCAGTAACTTCACCGCTAAATCTAACTTGGTATCTGACGGTTATTCCTAATTCGTCAATTGTTACTTTTTTATTTTTCATCTTTGATAAATTTACCATTAATAATTCTTCCTGTTCTGTTTTTGATTTCGTTGTAAGCGATGTTTAGGCACTCATCAAGGGTGGTGTTTGCCGAATGAGCTATACTATTCAGATGCTTAAGTATATTAAAACCACTCAAAAAAGGAGATGGTTTAACAGTAGAATACTTATTAAGAGCCTCGTCAAAGAATAGGTTTATTATTGATTTATTGGCGTAAATAGCTGATAAGGTATGAGGTGTATCAGCCCTAAAAGGCTCGGACAAGGCTTTTTTGATAATCGCTTCTACATTTTCATTTCTGAAATAGCAGTAGTTAATGAGGGTTACCATTACATCGCCTATGGCATCTTGGACAGCTGGGCGGTCGTTATCATAACACGCTTTGATGAGTTCGCCAACCTCCTCGTGGGTTTTGAGTAGTTGGTCAAATGGGGTGCTTTTTTCAAATATCCCCCTTTCTTTTGCCCACTCTTGGATAAGAGGGACGAGTTCTTGGATTGTTAAATTTGGTGTATTCATTTGTCTTTAGTTTTTAATTCTTCTCTAAGCCCCATACAATAGGAGCGGTAATTGATGTTAGACTCTCTCATTAGTACATAATCGTACCATTGCAGTATCTTTCCTTTGGGTTTATTGTGCTTCATATCGAAGTATATATCCTCGATGTTAAAAAAAGTAATCCGATAAGCATATAATTCCTATACCTACATCGTAATTATCAAATTCAAATTGTAGGTCTTGCTTGTGGCAAAACTCCTTGATGAGATTACGCGCAGCATACTCGAATAACTCGACTGCTTCTTGTTCTTGTGGTGATTGTTTTTTCATTGTTTTATATTTTTTCTAAATTTTTTATATTTACTACAACTGTAAATCCACAAACTTCCACATTGTAACTTAGAGATTCATAACTAATGTAAGCAATACTAATAATTATACCCTCCTTATTCAGATTTATTATTCTTACTTTATCACCTCTTTCAAAGTAAATACTTCTATCTTTTTTTTGTTTCATTGTCTATAAATTTTAATCGTTTTGCTATTAATTCTACTATATCCACGGTTACGGCATTACCTATGAGTTTGTAGCGTTGTGTGCGGGCTATGGGCTTTATATCACCGTTGTAGTTGCCATATTGTGTCCAGTTGTCTGGAAATCCTTGCAGGCGTTCGCATTCTATTTCAGTGAGGCGGCGTATATCATTCTTCCTAATCACTGGCATACCGCTACCATCCTCTCGTGCTCTTGCAGGAATGGTAGGTGATACATTGCTTTTTACTGCTCTAAATCCCTTACCGTCGTTGTGAGTGCGGTAAGTACCTACTTGTATTACCGTCATATCGGAATGTAAGCCTCCAGAATGCCCGCCTCCTGTGAGGGTACTTGCAACTTTAGAAATGATGTAGGTGTCATCAGCATTCATATTGCCATTGGCTTTGAGTGTTCCACTAAGTTGGGCTTGAAATTGACTTTGCGTTTTTGTTGTAGGAAGGCAATCATCTTCTCGGATAGGAAATACTCCTGGCTCACTTCGTCCTGCAAGATGTCCGATAAGGTAAATCCGCTCACGATTTTGGGGTAAAACCCAGCTTGTATTAAGCAATTGCCATTCGATTGTATAATGCCCAATGTTGGCAAACGCTTGGAGAATTGCCCAAAAGTCTGCGCGAGCATTTGAGCTGAAAGTGCCTTTAACGTTCTCCCAGATAAAAATACTTGGTCTGATGTCAGCAATGAGGGCAATTGCGTACTCGATAAGGCTACTTTTTGCGCCTGCGAGTCCGGCACGCTTTCCAGCAAGGCTGAAATCTTGGCAATTGTGGACGACATAGTTTCCGACAGTGTAGGTGTTATCTCGTTCAACTGTGAAGTTGAAAACAGGGATGGTTGTTCGTTCTTTTTCATTTTTTAAAACCTTAACTACTATGTTATTATTTACTTTATAACTAAAAACTTCTCTCTTTTTGTCTATAATCCACTTGATAGAAAAGTAATTTTTTTGATGTACAATTCTATTGTTTATTTCTTTTAAAGGACTAACTTCTGTAAAGAATATTGAGGGCAACTCATTATATACTCTTAAAACTAAATGCCTAATACCATATGCCATTGATATGTTTTTAGATTGACATTGATAAGTTCTTGATTTTGAAATATAACACCCATCTCCATACATATATCCATCTAAAAATGATTTCTGTATATCAATATTAGCAGTCAATATAAAACTTGGAACAACTTTTTTATCACTTCCTCTTCCTACGCTTTCACATAGTTTGTATAGTCTTTCATTGGATATAATTCCCTTAATGCCTTTTCCCTCGAATTTTTCATCAAAGTAATAACTTATGTTAGTTTTGTCCAAAAAACGCCCTTTGTAGGTTATTTTATTTATAATATCAGAAAAATGTTGCTTTTCTTTTTCATGCATGCTAAAAAATATTCTATACAAAGGTTTGTTGTCTCTTTTCCTTATGGTCTTGTCAAGGTGTCCTTCTGCTAAATAATACCCTAACAAGTATGCCTCATTAACATCTATATCAACATCAATATCTTCTTTTTGATTTGATACGACAACATAATGTTCATCATTCATATCCTTTGCTTCAATCCAAAAAGGTTCTGTCCAGGAAATATCATAATTCCTTTTTTTAGAATTGTATTTTAAATTTCTCTTCACTACAAGAAAAGGATGCTCAGGAGTACATACTATAGGTTCAGTATCTTTTCCTATTCTAATAGTGTGTATATAGCCACTATGGATCCTTTCATTGATTTGTGTCACGCTTTGCCACTTTCCTGTATGAGATAATACTTTATCATTTAAACAAACCTCCGAAATATCTATAAAACCTCTATTTGTAAGAGTTTTAGTGCCTTTTACAAAGCAAGGCGATCCGAAAGTGATAATATCTGCTCCTGCAAGGTTTGCGGGCTGAATAGTTGTAATGTCTCCGATGTATTTGGCATTTGGAAAGTTTTTTTTATAGTTTGCGATTGCGCTTTTGTCTATCTCTGAAAAATAATGTTCAGTAAATTGGTAACCTGCTCGCTGAAAGCCGAGAGAAAAGCCGCCTATACCGCTAAAAAGGTCTATTATTTTCATTGTACGTTGTTTTTGTTCATTTGTTTATTTGGTTTTTGTGTGTTAGGTGGCTGTAAGATGGCTGTAGGGTTTGTGTTATAGTAGTTCACAGAGGTCTTTATCTTGTGCTATAAGCCAATCGTAAAAGAATTGTAGGGTTACTTGTTTTTTGTAACTTAGTATTTGCCCCTCGCGGTCTTGTTGTCCTAATTGTTGCAGCTCTATAAGTCGCTTTAAGTTTGGTCGCTCTCTCTTATCGTGGCAGTAGTTAAGGGTATTTTGCATACGCTTGAGTGTTTCAGCACGCATTAGTTGTTTATCTGCTTCAGTAAGCGTGTCGCGATATGGCTTTAATATTCCACGCTTGAGCAAAGCATCATATACCGGAGTTGAAAGTGCTGGCAGCGTTTTCGTTTCTTTGTACTCGGCAAAGTTATTAGAAAGCCATTTATACGCGTTAGCCTCTTTTTCCTCTTCTGTTATTGTATTTTTTTTCTCTGGTAATTGTGAAATGTTAATGTTATGCGTTTGCTGAGTGTCTTGCAGCCATTGGCGATATTTTCCTAAAACCGTACAGACGTAAGACGAGTCAAAAAACTGATAAGGATTAGTTATTTCCCCAAAATCCCCCCTTCTATCCATCTGAAAGGCTTTGTATATCTCCTGAAAAGACAATCCTGCAAATTTTTCAAAAACAGCATCCCATATTTCCTGCTTTTGCAAAGGGTCGATTTCTCCCTTAAGCCCTACAAGAGTAGCAATGTGTGCAAAGAGATAACCGAATGCTTCTTGTATTCTTACCTCCTTACGGTTGTAGTCTCTAATTCGTAGATATTGGTGTCCTATTTTAGCTATCTCCAACGATGTGAGTGCCCCAGCCTTGACTATTGTTTCTAATATTTTCAAGGGTTTGTCTTCCTGCAAAATAAGGAGGTTTGCCGACTGAGGACTGTTGTCCGTACGGCTCAGCGTTTGTAATGATGTTTCCATTTTCGTCTAAAATAATTTGATTATTAGCAATGGGGTGAGGGGCTTGTGTGCTGTGTAGCCAATCAGCCTCAAATCCTTTCCATTGTTTTTGTACTATGACGCTCAGTACTGTGTTTATATCCTGATTTGTTTTTCGCACCTGCTCAATGAATGTTTTAAAGGCGCGTTCGGTATTGATGGCTTTCTTTGCTTTGCGTATTTTGAGCCACTCGTCTACAAGTTCAGGAGTAAATCCTTCTGATAGCATTGCCTTTCTAAAATTGAAAGGAGGGGGGGCGGGCGCAACTGGGGGGGAGGTTTCTTTTTGGGCGTTTAAAGGCTGATTGTTTTTTTCGCCCTCGCCAAAATCTACACTCGTGCTTTTTTGTTTCTTTTTTTCTAAAAAAGAAATATTTACTTTACTTTTCTTTATAGGCGTTTTTTCCGAATTTATAGCTATTTCTTCGGAGTTTATGCCCATTTCTTCGGAAGAAATGAGGGTATATTCGGAAAAAACAATATTTCTTCTGGACGCTTTACACATTGCTAAGTACCTTTCTTGTACTCCTTTTGAGGTGTAAACGCCCTGTTCAAACATCTCAGAAGAAAATAATCCTACTTTCACACAGTAGTCTAAGACCGCTTCTATAAACTCAACTTTATCCCCAGTTTGCTCTGAGACTATAAAGCCAAAATCTTCATCGTTAAGCACGTAATATCCATTGCGGTAGATAAAAGCCAAAACGCATATATAGACGCTCAATGCTCGCCCCGAATGATTTTTGATTAGTTTCCGAATCTTGATGTCAGAAAATATGTCCACATCTAAAGAAAAGTAATTGAAGCCTTGTTTTACGTTTCTTCCCATTACTTTTGTGTTTTAGGTGTTATGTACTTGTTAAAAAAAACTCCATCTCTGGACAATGGCACGCCAAATAATAACGCTCGCCAAAGACAAGGGGAGACAAATGAATGAAATATTAGATTGCTTGTTTTTGCGCTGCCTCTGCTTCGTCTATAAGGTCAAAAAGCGTTGGCATACTTACTTTTTGTTTTGCTGCCTCGCAATAGATTGCACCGTCCAAAAAGTATTGTGGATTGAGTTCAAAGCCTACTCCATAACGACCTTTAAGTACTGCACGATAGGGGACTGTCATTAGTCCTCCGAAGGGGTCTAATACTACATCTCCCTTGTTGCTCATCTGCTCAATTACACGGTCGGCAATGTCAAACTGCATTGGGCAAAGATGCATCTCTTTCCCTTTGCTCCATTGTGATCCGTTTAGGGTGAGCATACGAGTTACATCCGTCCAGACCTCTTCGCTCCAGCTTTGAGGCTGTAAGAGCATAAACGAGGTGGGTAGTTTGCCGTGTAGGTCTAATGTTTCAGCTATTTTTACATTGAAGTCGTGGTTATAGATTGTTTCCAACGAAAAACGCTTATACTCTTGGAATATGCTATCGTGAGGTAGTTTAGCCAACTCTTCAGGCTTTAAACAACGGTTGCCTGAGGAGCGTGTAAATCCGTGTGCGTCTATTTGCCACTTGGCCCGTGTGTAGTCTTTTTTGCTCTTAATTACGGGTTCATCAGCATAAGCGTTAGTTTTATCGGTTGCAGGCTTTCTAAATAATAAGAGATATTCAGGCATTCCTACTCCCATTTTAGTACCGTCTTTGCATTGCTCACTCCAGCCTAAGCGGTAGGTTTGACCATTTTCACGAACCACATCAGTAACAATGGTTTTCATACCCATATAGGCGAAGCCGTGCTTGGTGTAGTGTTGTATGCAATCTACGTGAAAAGGGTAGACGGTTTGTACCCCCATTCCTGATAGCCCCATTGGTACGATACGGTCTTTTACGTGTATGGCAGCTATCCTGCCAGGTTGCAGCACTCTGAATAAGTTAGGGGTGAGGTAGTCCATTTGTTTAAAAAACTCCTCATTGCTTTCAGAGTGTCCAAAATCAGCATAATTAGGAGAATACTCGTATTGGGTGCTGAAGGGTATTGAGGTAAGGATAAGCCCTACACTGTTGTCTTTTAGTGCGTGTGGGTTTTCGTTAGGATTGAGTTCTACTACATTGTCGTTATTTACGATATGGTAGTAATCATTTTTTATCTCAATACGCTCCACGCCTATTTTACGAGTGAGCACCTGAGCCATTTCAGAATGAGAAAGTCCGTATTTTTTAATTATTTCGGTCATATTCTTTACGAGTTTGTTGTGGTTTTTCCACTTGTTTTCTAAGGTTTTACGCACGTTGCGTTCAGCTTCGGTATAGATTAAATCTACTCGCACCACGTTCTTCTGTAGGAAACGTTGCAGGCGGTGTATAGATTGAATAAAGTCGTTAAACTTATAACCTATCCCTAAGTATATTGCCCAACTGCAATACCGCTGAAAGTTACACCCTGAGCCTGCTATCACGGGTTTTGCTCCTAACTCTTGCAACTCGCCATAAGAGAATTGCTTTATTATCTCCTCACGCTTTTCAAAATCCTGAGAGCCATATATTGATTTTAGTGTTGGGATAGCCTTTTCGATTGCTTTGCGTTCGCTCTCTAAGTCGTGCCATATTACACGATGTGCTTCAGGGGCTTCAGTACGGAGTTCTAACATTTTAGCGATACGGTCGTCTAACGATTCTCGTTTTTCTTGTGCTGATTGTTGTAGCCCCAGTGCAGTGTCTTTAAACAACTTTCCTTGTCCGTCTTTTTCTACTCCTGCATTTTCGTGATTAGTAGGTATTTCGTGCCAACGCAAATCTAAGTCGGGGAGTATATAGCCCATATCGTCTGCTTCGTTTTGGGTAATATCAGAAGGCTTTGTAACAAAAAGTCCCCAAGAGGACACCCATAACCAAAATTCTTCTTCTTTATGAGCGTGCAAAGTGAGTTTATCAGCCTTAGTACTATCACGTTTAAAGAAGCGTGTTTTGGCTTGTGATACGTCCATTACCCCTAAAAAGTCAGCATACGCTAATAACTCTATATAATCATTAGGGGAGGGAGTGGCCGTGGCTACAAATCGGTATTTGATATTGTCAGCCCCTCTACGCTGTTGCATAGGACCAGCGTCACCTGTGAATAACCTCATAAACTCACGGAATGTTTTAGAGCCTCCTAAGCCCCTGAGGATACTCGCCTCGTCAAGGCTTGCTACCTGAAAGTGTCGAGGGTCTAATTTGCCGTCTCTGATACTTTCATAATTGGTTAGGTATATACCGTCCTTATCGTCAGTTTCTTCAATTCTGCGGATAAACTTAGGGGCTACCTCCCAGCCGAGAATATTCTTAGCGTCTTCGACAAACTCTTGTCGTACGGATAGCGGGCATACTATTAGCCCTTTGCCACCTCCTAACTTTTGAAGGACTACCCTCAATGCTTCCAGCTGTGTAACAGTTTTGTGAAGCCCAAAGGACGCAAAACAAGCACGCCTACCGCCTTCGACCATCCACTTAACCATAAGGCGATTGTGGGGCTTCATTCGTGGGTTAATCTCATCAAGCGAGCATTCAAACCCTTGTTTAGGAGCAATTTTGATTTTGTTCTTTAAAAACTCTTTATAATCATTCATTTTGATTTGAAATTAGAGATTTGAATTAGATTGCCGCGCGCTCAATCTCCTCTCAAATCGGGTTGTTTTTAGCCCCCGCTCACGGCTCGAACGTGAGTGCTTGCCTATCGGGGTGCACAATGGTACATTACAACGTTTCTTTGCTCTTATCTATATATTCCTTACAAAACTGGTGGTCTATTACCGCCTCTACATTCAGCGTTTTTGCCGATAACAAGGTCATTGTATAAGGAGTTAATTCTTTATCATCATCAGCCACTCGCATATAAGTTTCATAAAACGCTTCGCTTAGTACTTTTGCCTCTTCAGCATTAGGTGCTTTCACCAAAAAGCGCATTGGGTAAGACTCTTTATTTACCATTATTTCTACCTCTATCTGATAGAACTTATTTTGTTCCTCATCGCTGTTTTTCTTTGCCAACGATACAAGGGTAAAATACTGCTGCTCTTTGAGTGATTTTATTTCAAACGTTCCCTTATAATGCTGCTCCACGTAGTCGGTGATGATTTGCTGTGCTACGGTAGCACTATTGGCATATAGATAAAACGTGCGCTTTTTGTCATTGTCATCTACCACAGCTGTCCAAATGGTAGCGCTACCTCCTACCAATCGTGCCGAGCGTTGTAGGTTGCTAACTGATACTTCTTTTAGTTCGCCGCTATCCATAAAGAATTTGATAGTTTGCAGGTTGTCATCAGTTAGTTCTTCACCTTGATAAAGGATAATTTCCCTGCGCTCAATAGGGACATACTCGCCTGTATCCTCATCAACAAATTTTTCTTCCCAACGGCGATAAAGATTTTCAGTTAGGTATTTGCCTTTTAAGGCGGTAAGGTCTGAGGTAGTGAATGTCTCCTCATTAAATCGGCTTACTGTTTCTTTTTTCATTGCTTATTTTACTTTAAAACTTGCTTGTTTATATTTTCACTTTGATATTCAGTGCTTTATAACTCTTTTTTATCCTTGCTTAACGAGGGGTGAAAATTGCTTATTTCTCTCTTTTCCTATAAAACCAATATTTCAGGTAACCAATCCTAAATATTTTGTTCAACTTTTCCTCATCAATAGGCATTGCTGACTTGTTATCTATGGCTTTTTTGTGTCTTTTTAGTTGCCAATGCTCATTCTCATACACTGCAACCATTATTCCTGCTTGTTCAGGTACTAAATCCTTGATTTTATCTAAGATATAGTAAGGGACGGCATAATAAAACTGCTTGATATTGCCCTCGTGATTGTGTTTCTTCTTGAAATCAGCTTTAAAATCACTTACAGATACCTTTATTTCAATTTCTCTAAGGAAATAGTTTTTAGTAACCATTAGCATATCACACTCGTGAGTAACAATATTTTCACTTCTATATCCTAAACGTTTAGTATTATCATCATACCTTACAGCGTTGAGCCGTGAGAATTTAGGAACTATTACAAGGCTTGACTTTTCAAAATACTCATATATCAATAGCTCCATTTTTGGAGTGGTTATAGTTTCTTTCATTTCTTATTCCTCATTATCAGGTTCTGGCAAATCAAGATTGAAATTATCCATACACATCTGCCTTACTTGCTGCTTAAACTCCTTTTCCCATTCATAAGTGCTTAACTTGGTGCTGCTCATAGGTACTCGCTGTATCTCACCTGTGGCAGGATTAGGACGCTCTTCATAATTACACAAGGCTTTCAGTACATTGTGCACCTCATTAGGAGGGTAAAACTCACCCCAAGTGTCATTCATAGCCTGCTGAATGATAGGTATCCAAACGCCCCAATAGAAAGCATTTTGTTGTACGCTTCGTTTCTTGCTTCGCCTCTCAATGGTGATGTTGATATTTGTATCTTCAAATGAGGCTATAGCCTTTTGTATCAGATTGCGATTTTGCACCAATTTGCCGTTCTTAACATTACTCGGAATGGTTATCTTTTTCATTGTTATCGTCTTTGAAAGCAAGACAGGACTCGAACCTGCTACTATCCCGATTGATACTTGCTTTTTTTGTTTTACCTTAATACGGTATGCCGTCCCCTTGCGAAGGTGCTTGTCCGTAATTGTTAAACATTTGCGCCTGCTGGTATTGCGGCTGTCCTTGTGGTGGGTAGGCATGTTGCGCATATTGCGGCTGCTGTACGTACCCTTGTGGGGCTTGCTGGTATTGCATAGGCTGCTGATACTGCTGCATAGGTTGTACAACCTCAATCTTCCAACCTACAACCGTATTGAAGTACTTAACCTCGCCTTGCGGACTTGTCCATTCACGCCCTTGCAGGTTAAAGTGTATCTTAACCATTTGCCCCACTTGAAACCTATCTAATACAGCGCAATTGCCTTGTGCAAATTGAATGATAATATCTTGTGGATATTGCCCATCGGTGGTGATTACCAAATCACGCTTTTGAAAACCATTTTGCCCTACTGTTTCAGTAGCAAATATTGTTTTAATTCGTCCTTGTATTTCCATAGTTATAATAAAGGTTTTGCAATTTCTAATAGTTCTTTTTGTTCTTCAAAGAATTTGAATGCTAATTTTTCTGAATTGAAAAACATAACCTGATTAAATGTGTATTCATTAGTAACTGTTAAATTATTATTTACATTCTCAATAGTCCATTTAATTTCATTGTAATTTCTCCAATCAGGCTGCCACCCTTCATTGTAATAGTCTCTTAAAATTGTTAATTTCCTAAGAGCATCGAATGCATAAAAATAAGTTTCAGATAAAAAGACTTTTTCTTTTTTGTCTATCTCAGCATAAGCAGGATTATACCTATTATTGCTCGCAATCCAATTTACAGCCTCCTCATAAGTTGGTGCAGGTGCTTTTTGCTCAAAGCCTTGCAGGGTGTAAGGTGAGGTTGAAAGTGTAGGAGTAGCCCCTTTATAAGTGGCAACTAATCGCCCTTTTTCTGTATAAGAAGCATCATAGTCCCAATTATCAAACCTTACAATAACTCTTTCACAATCATAGTGTTCGTCTATTCTAACAACCTCTCCTTTAGAGTTTGGAAAGAATATATTATCATAGACCTTCATTCCTACTTTAAATATTGTTTTCATTTGCTTGTTGTTTTTCAAGTTTTTCTAATAAAGCATCAGCAAATAACACGGCTTTTCCTGCAACTATGTATATACTTTCATTACCCTTACTTAACATAGCTTTTGCCGCTTCTATTGCTATTTGTTCACGCTTGGTTATCCCCAAACAGTGAGCAATATCTGAAGGGTATCTTTCCATAAGATATTCGTTTGCTATAGCGATTTTATCTACATCTTTATTATCATTGTCATTACCAATGAATAAAGGTATAGCTACTATAGGCTGTTCTCCGTTTTTAATTTTCTTACTCATTTTATTTAAAATTTACTTATAAAAGCTTCTACTTTTATGCAGTTCCAAAACCTCGCTGCTTTCCTTTCTATTTGCCTCAATAAACGCACGTGCCTGCTGTATGCTTAGGTGCGTATTGATATTGCCGTAAGCGTGTGTATATTCCCCGTTGGCTCGCGCTTCCTCTATTGCCTGCTGTATGTACTCCTCGCAGTAATTATGCTCAATAGCGTAGAGGTCATAACCTTTGGCACAGATACCCTCCAAGTGTGCTGTATCGGTAGCGTGGAATATCTTTTGTCCGTTATTGAGGAATATCCGCCAACCTACATTTGGTACATCGTGATAGAGTTTCACTGGCGATACTTTAAACGCCCCATAATCGTATAACTTACCCACTTGCAGTACATCAATATTGTTTAAACCCTCCAACCTCTCTAAGAGGAAGTCAGCACAAGCAATGCGCAAGGTAGGTCGCTCGGCTTGTAATCGTTGTAAGGTTCGCAACTTTAAATGGTCGCCGTGTTGGTGTGTGAGGAGTACAATTTTCAAAGAACGTTTTACTGCTTCTAAGGCTTTGAGTGTAACGCCGCAATCTACCATTATTGCGTTGTTGTAAATCACAGCGTTACCCTCGCTACCTGAATTAATTACTTGTGTTTGTATCATACTTGTTTAAAATCGACTTGCTTTGGGGCTGGTGTGCCTGCTGCTGGTTGCGCTATAGGTGGCACTGCTTGAGGCTCTGTAGGCTCGTTTTGCTCAACTACCTCTGCATCTATCACCGTACGCCCTTGAGGGTTATCAACGTACTGCCCATTGCTGTCTGCTTGGTCTTTCTCTATGGCATTTTGCATCTCTACTGAAAGCACCCCATAGCGGTTAAGCAATAGTTTTAGTACCGTCTTTTTTGCCATTAGGTCAAACTCGTCTTTCCAAAGCCCTCTGTTTGTTTTTGCGTACGTTTTAGAGTACTTAGAAGCGTGTGCTTGTAGTTGCTCAATAGTCATAAAAAGCGACTGCTGGAAGCCATTGAGTAACTCAATGTAAGCAAGGAAACCGATAACCGCCCCACTCGGATTTTCACCCAAAAAGTCAATATGTCCTGTTACCTTGTTGCGTCTGATTTCACCCTCACGAATTTCACAAGTGTTAATCGTTTTGTATTGCCCGCTGCGTATTGCTAACTGAACAAAGCCTTTATACCCCATTTGAAATTGAGGAATAGTACGGTTGGTCTGCCTGTCAAAGTAAGGTATCACATACGCATACCCTAAGTTCTTATTTAGCGGCAAATTCAGTGCAGTTGCGTTCATCGCACACTTCATAAGGTCGGCAGGTTCGCATTGCGATAGTTCTTTGTTGCTATCTGAAAGGGCTAATAGGTTTGACACAAATTCACTCTTTTTTGCGCCTAAATTTTGCTCTAAGAATTTATCGGACTTGTTAAGGAAGTTCGCTAATGATTGTTTTTGTAATACTGGTGTTTCCATTGTGTTATAATATTTGAATGTTATTACTAATGATGTACTGTTTTAGGGCTTTTAGTTGTGCCCTTGTGCCTATCACAGTGAAGCTAGCTTGTACAACCTCATTATAATCTTCTTGTACTGCTTGTGTAGCCTCTTGCACTGGTTCAGGTTGTATCGGTACTGCTGGTTGCACTAGAGGTGCTGGTTGCGCCTCATTGATTACTTGTGCGGGGGCTTGCAAAGGAGCGGCTTCTCTCGCCCTCGCCGCTGCTGCTGCCCTTGCTTGCTCTGCTGCTACTCGTTGCGCCTCGATACGCTCTAATTCAGCCTCACGTTGTTGCTTGCGATATTGTGCATTCTGTATCGCCCTTGTAATATCAAGCGTTTGCTTGTACTCTGTTAGTATCTCAGCCTTAAATTCATTAGGTTCATTAAAACTTTCAATCAGTTGAATGCTTTTTGACACCTCACCTACAAAGCCTGTTACTTCTTCTTTAAGGCTTTTATCACTCTTGGTAATGGTGATATTTAAAGGCAAACGCTCAAAGATGAGGAAGTCAATACCTTGCTGCTGGCACAATTCAGTAAAATAGTCTTTGATACGTGCGCTTTTGTCACTTATCAAGCGATTTTGCACCTCGTCTATTTTCGATTTCAACGTACTATCAGCATTATCGTAATGTACTTTGATATGCTCTTTGTACGCCTTTTCAAATGCTTCATAAGGAACATTTACCTGCTCTTTGATGAATTTGCGCTGCTCTTCAAATACCGCAAGTTCTTTGCGAAGCGTTGCGCGAGTATTTTTCGCACTCTTTAAAGTCTCATCAGTTACTAACTGATTGTCGAGGTTCAATTCAGCGATTTTAGCCTCAATTTGTTGCCCTACCGCTTTTATTTGCTCATAGATAATGATAGGGGGCTGTTTCAGTGTAATTAATTCTTCATTCATTTGTATAAGTGTTTTTAGTTATTTTCTAAGTACTCTAATAGTTCTTTTTTGCTGCTGAAAACTTCTTTTTCGAGTAAAAAGAAATTAGGTAAATTAAATACTCTGTATTTAATCTCAGTGGTGTTTGTATTAGCTATGATATTAATATCTATAATAGCTACTTCGCTGCTTTTTATTCTATTTTCGTGCATAAAATAGACGGTTTGATTTGCGTTGTACTTTGTTTCTACTTTCATTTTGATATAGGTGTTAAGGTTATTTTCTTAAAATAAAGTGCCGTGCGTTATTGTTATTTTTTTAAGTTTCCAGATTTCAAGAATAACACGGCACTTATTATTGGTAGAGGCTCTTTGATTTGTAGGACATTCGGCTAACTGCCTGCCTAACATTCTTACTTCAGTTAGCCGAAGCCTACGAATAGCAACAAATGAGCGGATTTAATTCATCGTACTTATGTAATTAGACACTCTGTGTATCATTGAGTTTAACACAGCCTTAAACTGCTCTTGTGTTATCTCTGTATAAGTGCTGCCTTCTGTTACTGAGTGATATGTGTTAGTATTTATGGTGTTATCACCCCATATCTCTGCTACCATATATACGGGAGGTCTGTTAGGAATTAAAGATGTATGCTCTTCATTAACCCTAATAAGGTGTAATACATCGTTGTTGTGGTACACTCTGTAGCATTTGCCCAATTCTAAGGTTGTTACTTGTTCTTTCATAGTTATTAGATTTTAAAGGTTAAATAAAATCGCGATTATTACGTGAATTGATTTCGTCTTGGTGAAAAATCTCATCTTCTTTAAACTCTTTAACCAAACGATTATATTCTTTTTCGATTAATTTTTCCACTTCAGCCCAATGCTCATCGGTTAGACTTAAGCAATCTGTATATTTGCCAGTCCTCTTATACACTTCAGCTTCAACGTTTAAAATGCCTCTGTCATAGCACCCCGATAAGCGCATAGTGTAGCAGCCGCAAGCAGATTTAAGATGCCACCAGCCCTCGTGGTTGTTGTCTTTCTCTGGGCGCAAAGCCCCTTTCAGTTGTTCAAAAATCGCAGGTTTAATAAGTTCTTCATCAGTCATAGTGTATTGAAGTAATAAGGGGGCTGTTAGCCCTTGTATTAAGGCGTTAAGTTCGTCATCTATAGGCTTCACATCGCCTATAACGATATTAAACACCTCTTTTTCAGCAGGGGTACAGTCGTTATAACGCTTACCCTTGTAGGTTACGTAGCCGTCTTGAAGAAGAAAATGGCTACTTTGTTTGGTAATTTCGCTCATTTGTTGTATTTTTGCCATTGTAATTAAAAGATTTAGATTGTTAAACTTAAAGGCGGTGCTGCGATAGTGCCGTCTTTTTTATTAGCTGTTTTGTCGAGCGCGTTCGCATTCAGCAAAGAATTGCGCTTCGTACTTCGATATATCAACCACTTTCTTTTGTCTTTTAGAAGACGGCTTGCTACCTTCCACAATAGCAAGCTCGTCATTAGTACGGATAATCTCATTAGCAAGTGTTCTTATTGCGCCTTCGAGGCATAATTTTGTTACTTCTAACTCTTTTATCTTACTTTTTAAGCTTTGTATGTGTTGTTGCTTTGTCATAGTACTTTATTTTTTTTTAGCAGCGACTCTCTCTCTTCATCACTTTCAAACTCGAATATATCGTCCAAATTGTCAGTTTCAGCATATTTTTTAAGAATATCTAAATACACCTTTTTCAGAAACATATATTGTCGTTTTCTTGCCCAGCAATATACAGTGTTAGGCGACTTCGATAAGTCTATCGATAGATGAGCAAGATTGTCATTAACTTTTTCTCTTACAGTGCTTGTTAGTTTCATATAGTTTTATTATTTTTGCCCTGTCAATTTGATTATTCATTTTGACGATGCAAAGATACTACAAAAATTAGTATAAGCAAATTATTTACTAACTTTTTTAGTACAAAAATAGAAGTTTTTTTATAACCGGCTGATTAATAAAGTATTACAATGAAAGATTTTTTGAAGTATATCTATGAGAATATAGAGATGAGTGAAGTGAAAGTTTTGATTTTTATGCTTTGGTAAATTATTCCGAAAATAACAAGCCAATAATTACGGTAATGTGGGAAGATAATTTTTCAAATGAGAATAAGAAAGATATTACTCTTTCGTTTTGAGTTCATTAAGTATTTTTTGAGTTCATCACTAAGAGCCCATAAATAAGGATTTTCGTTAAAATTATCATACTCTAAATCAGGAATAACATTCCAATCTCTTTTTATAAGTCTAAAAGTGGTATATACTATAAATCTTTGAAGTCTTTGATACTCATCTTTATAGTACATCAGTTGTTTGATAATATCACTATCTAACTCCATAACAACGGAATATTTAATTTTAAAGTGCAAAGGTATGGAAAATAATTTAGATACTACAAAAAGTAGTATAAAAAAAATGGCTGACAGGCTCAAAAAAGCTGTTCGGTACATAAAAGGAAGTACCGAGTACGTAAATCAATCTCTCATAGCAGAAAAAATAGATTTTGGTAGAACAAACCTTTCTGCTGCCTTAAATGGAGAAGAAAAGTATTTAAAAGAAGGATTAATAGAAAAAGTAATTACAGCCTTTCCTGAAATAAATAAAGATTGGCTACTTACAGGCAATGGAGAAATGCTCATTGAAGAAGATGAGGAGGAAGAAGAAGATGAATTAGCACTATTTCTAAGGGAAGAACGTAAAAACTACGACCTTACCCTTACTGATGTACACGAAAAAACAGGTATTCCTCAAAAACTCCTCAAAGAATTTCAATGGGGAGAAGCTCAATTAACCGATAGACAAAGGTATGCGCTTACCCAGTATGTAGAAGAAGCAAGAGAATATTTTCAAGAGAATGCCATCGGAATACCCAAAGGAAGAATAACAGGATACTATTACCCAGAAGTCAATGCCTCAGCAGGATTTGATGTATCAACCTTTAATGAAGAAAAAACGCGTATTCCTATATTCCTGCCTGATTTTGGAGATAACGTAATATTCATAAACGTTTATGGTGATAGTATGTATCCAAAATACAAATCAGGAGATATGATAGGTATAAAGCCCGTAGAATTTCAATATATAGTATTTGGACACCCTTACGTAGTTGTATTTGATAATGGAGATACAAACATTAAGTATGTACAAAAAGGCTCTGATGAACATCACATAATATTGGCAAGTGAAAACCCTAAATACGAACCTCGTGAGTATCCTCTTAGTATTATACGCTTTTTCTTTACCGTTAAAGGAAGTTTCAATAAAGAACGAATGTAACCCAAAAACTAAAACAATATGAAACTATCAAAATACGTATGGGATTTATACAAACAATCCGAAAACGGCAAAAATACTATAGATTTCTTTGAATATTACAACGTTTTTTGGAATGATGTAAAGGTAATCAAAAAATATAACCCCAATTGCGGCAAATGGATTGAAAAAAGAGCCTATGAAAGCATAATGCAACAAATAGGCGACAGTTCACTAGATAGAAATCCTAATAACTTTGATTTTAAAACGTTTGCAGAAGTAAGAAAGGAGTTTGAAACCTGCTTAGACGAAGGCATTTATTTCATATTCGATAATAACGAAAAAGGCTACATTATAGACCCTAAAGACTATAAGTATTTTCTGACCTTTCATATAGTAATATCCTTTTATTTCTATGCAATAGCCTACGATTATACATTCCCATACCTATTTACATACCGCTTTTTTGACCTCAATAAAATAGCAGATACTTTCTCTATAGAGTTGCCAAAAATGCCTAAAAAGAGCGACTATCGTGCCCGCTGTATGTATTATATTGAGCTTTGCGAAGTGTTTTATAAGTTCAGAATAGAAAACAATCTAACACCTAACGAGTTGTGTGCATTCCTATACGACTTTGCTCCCAACTATATCGATAAAACACTTCCACCAATGCCCCAACCCACCCAAGCGTGGTTTATAGGCGGATTAATCGCTGAAGAAGAACGTATAGAAGAAGAAAAATTTTGGCAAGCAAACCCCGAAACTAAACGAGGCGACATTTTAGTACATTACCAAACCTCACCCATTAGTGCTATCACACATATTTGGAGAGCCCAAACAGACGGAGTTATCGACCCATTTTTCTATTACTATGCTAATTCCTATATAGGGAACGAAATAGAAGTACCCCACATCACCCTAAAAGAATTAGAAGCCGATGAGTACTTCGCAAAACACCCACTAATACGCAAAAAATTTCAAGGAGTAAACGGCTGGGCAATCTCAAATGACGATTACACACGCCTACTATACCTAATGCGAAACAAAGGCTTCGATACCACCAACCTGCCCACCCCACACGCTCCTGAACCACCGCAAGGAGTTGAATTACACAACGAGCGAGATGTAGAAGTGAAACTATTAGAGTATTATCTAAACCAAATCGGATACACCGAGCCCAAAAACTATATCCGACAACTACCCATAAGAGCAGGACGAGGAAGTAAAATATATCCCGATTACGCCCTACATTACGACAACAAAAAAGGATACGAAAAAGCGAAAATACTCATAGAAGCAAAATACTATCTAAAAACTAATAAAGAAATAGAAGAAGCATTCAAACAAGCCCGTTCCTACGCAAACCTGTTAGAAAGCAAAACCATAATCATTTGCGATAAATACGGACTTATCATATACCAAAAGAAAGACGCTTTTGATAGATATAAGTACGAAAAAATATATTGGAACGACTTACAAAACCCTGATGTATATAATAAGTTAGTCGAAATACTAAAAGATTAAAACAGAACACACACCGAACACTACTCAAGAACTTACAGAAGAAACCGAAGAAGTAAAGGTAGTAACTACAGAAGATGAAATAGAAGGCTTCCAAATAGTAAAAGCCATATTGCGAGAAAAGCTCCCCGCTAACCGAATAGCCTATCGTGATACCATATCCTATTTTGGTATACTATTAGACGACAATAATCGCAAGCCCATTTGTCGCTTGCATTTCAATGGGGCAAAAAAATACATTGAGTTTTTTGACAAAGGCAAAGATAGTTCCGAGCGCATTCAGATAGATGATTTAGACAATATTTACACCTATAAAGAGCGGTTACTAAGCACACTTGATAATTATTAGGAGCTTGCTAAAATCAATCAGAAGCGCACACCTAAAAACGGCAATATACGCCCTTAAAGCGGCAATCTAATCGGCTGTATAATTCTGATATACAAATACTTACAAGCTATTTTACCGACAAGGTAGGAAATAGCCAAAACAGCCTTAACTAACCATTTACCAATTTATACATTGCTGAAAATTAAGCTGTTACAAAATACGATTTCCGTTCCTGACCGATTACGGCTCAGAAGGTTACAGGTTTGAATCCTGTCGAGGTCACTAAAAGAGGCTATCCGAAAAGGGTAGCCTCTTTTTGCAACATTAGCAGTCTTCTATCTTTAACCTCCATCAATGAATTTCTTCTTTCTACTCGAAGTAAATTTTTTAAATTATACTTGATGGTGGAATGGGCGGTAGAGTATTTTTGCTAAATGTTTTTTGCTATATCAAAATATTATTGTATCTTTGCCCTATATAATTGTATTCATTATAGTTATTATTAAAAATATAATTTCATAAAGATTTGTTATCATGAAAAGAATAGATAAAACCACTTTTTTATTGCCAAAAAATAATTTTTGGATAGGATTAGGAACTGTACTGAACTTATTTGGTTTATATTTTATTTATAATTATTCAGAAACATCAGAAGAAGCTGATAAACAAGCTATGATATGTGATTGGGTAATGGTAGGGAATGATTTTAAAAAAGTATTAAACAATAATTAATGAGAAAGCCAAAAGAAGAAGAGGTTAATGAAATTCTTTCTGACCCTAAATTTAGAGGGATTTCCCAAAAAAATAGAAACGAATTGGTTCAACGAATCACGAGCCTAGTTTCTTTTTCAAAAACTCATTCTGGACCTCTTCCTGATGTAGAAACTCTTGAAGGGTATAATCGCATTATTCCTAATGGAGGAGAGCGGTTAATGCAACAAGTAGAAAAACAAAGTGAACACCGTAGAAATTTAGAAAGTAGTGTAGTTAGATGGAATAACATTCAGAGTTTTGTTGGACAATGTTTTGGATTAATTGTAGCACTGGGTTTTTTGTATGTTACTTACCTACTTGCTATGGGTGGACATGATACAGTGGCTTCTATATTAGGAGGTACTACAATAGTAGGTTTGGTAAGTGTTTTTGTGTATGGTAAAAAGAAACAAAGTGAAGATTTTAACCAATAAAAAGTTAAGACTTAGATAAAAAATAGCTGTTATTTTGTATATAGAACAAACCTATTTATAAGTGTATCCATATGAATGATTTTATTTTATAACTTTTTAATTTTTAAAATATTATGTTTGAAGCTCCTTTTTCATTCTCAGGACGTATTCGTAGGACAGAATATGGGCTTAGTTTTAATTATTAACAGTGTCCTTAGTTTCTTTATAAGTTTAATTGTAAGAGGAACTAATGGAGATGCTGTTTTTTTATTTATTTTATATATCCCTATGTGTTGGTTTATTTTGGCACAAGGAGCCAAACGTTCTCATGATATTGGATATAGTGGCTTGTGTCAATTGGTTCCTTTTTATCCTTTATTCTTACTTTTTGCTGCGGGAGAGGTAGGTACTAATTGTTACGGGAAAGATCCTAAAAATAGAAATTTACAAGATAGTTATTCTTCCCCAAATAAGGTATAA